ACAAACAACTCTTACTTTGGTGAGATCGCAAACCAAGGTGACGTTGTGCGTATTCAAAAAGAACCAGACGTAACTGTTAACGCTCTTGAGCGTCACACAGCTATCTCTGTTGAGAAGTTGAACGACGAAGACTTCTCTCTAACAATCGACAAAGCTAACTACTTCGCATTCAAAATGGATGACATCGAAGATCAGTTCGCAAACGTTGATTACGTTAGCCTAGCTGCTGATCGTGCAGCATATAAAATGGCTGACGCGATGGACGCAGACGTATTGTCTTACTTGTCAGGTCACACAACAGCGGGTGTATTGATCTCATCAACATCTGGTGACGCACAGCACGACACTGCTGGCAACCTAACAGGCGAGTTCCTAACTGCGAACCACCTAACTATTGGTGATATCGGTCACATCACAACTGCTGACTCAGGCGGTACAGGTGACTCTATCCCACTAGCAGCACGTCTACCGGGTGCGACATCTTTGTCAACTACAACAACTTCACCTTTGACTGTTGTTGCACGTATGGCACGTCAGATGGACGTTGCAAACGTTGACTCACGTGGACGTTGGTTGGTTGTTGATCCAGTCTTTATGGAAATCCTAAAAGACGAAGACAGCCGCGTATTGCAAGCTGACTGGGGTGGAACTGGCCTAATGAATGGCTTGATTTTGAACAACCTACACGGCTTCCGTGTTTATGTTTCAAACAACCTACCATCAGCAGGTACAGGCGCAGGTACTTCAGGTACAACTGGTCAAGATGACAACTACGGTGTTATCGTAGCTGGTCAGGACGATGCAGTAGCATCAGCGGAGCAAATCAACAAAGTTGAGAACTACCGTGACCCTGATTCATTCGCTGATATCGTTCGTGGTATGCACCTATATGGTCGCAAGATTCTACGTCCAGAAGCACTAGTAACAGCACGTTACAACGCTGCTTAATTAGCATAAACTTTGGGGCTGGTCAAGTACTGGCCCCCTTGTGCTTTAACAAGAGGATATTCTCATGGCAATTACTACAGCAATGTGTAACAGCTTTAAACAAGAACTGCTGAAAGGTGAGCATGATTTAGACAACCACACATTGAAGGTTGCCTTGATTAAGGATACACCATCAGGAACTTATGGTGCTGCTACAACAAACTATTCTGACGTTACAGGTAACTCTGATGAAGCGTCAGGTACTAACTACTCTGCAGGTGGTCAATCACTAGATAGCCCTACTGTTAGTCTTTCTGGTGGCGTGGCTTACGTTGACTTTGCAGATGAAGTATTTAGCAACTTAACTATTTCTGCTGATGGTGCTATTATCTACAACAGTAGTGCTAGTAACAAAGCTATTGCAGTCTTTGATTTTGGCAGTACCGTGACATCAACATCTGGTGACTTCACTATTGTATTCCCAACCAATGACTCTTCTAGCGCAGTAATACGTATTAGCTAAAACTAAGGTATAAACAATGGCATTAATTATTAAGGATCGTGTCAAGGAGACCACTACCACTACAGGTACAGGTGCTGTATCTCTAGGAGGAGCCTCTGCGGCATTTGACTCATTTCAAAGTGTTATGTCAAATGGTGACACAACCTTTTATGCCATTGTGCATACTGCTTCAAACATTGATGAATGGGAAGTAGGACTAGGTACGTGGAACACAGGTAACACCCTAACACGTACAACCGTCTATGCTGGCTCAAATGGTACTTCTGCTGTTAACTTTGGCAGTGGTGACAAAGACATATTTATGACATACCCTGCAAGCAAAGCTGTTGTAGCAGGTGAAGATGCAACCTTTGCAGACATAACAGTCACAGGAACAGTCGATGGCGTAGACATTGCAACTAACATCCCATCCACGCTTGGTACGGCAGGTCAGGTACTCACAGTAAACTCTGGTGGAACGGCTGGCGAGTGGGCAGATGCTGCTGCTGGTGGTGGTTCACCTGATCTTTATGCGGAGAACTACGATGGCACGTCTACTTTGCCGAGTGCTACTGGCACGAATGCTGTGGCGATTGGGCGGTTGGCAACCGCTTCAGGCGCTACTTCAATCGCAATCGGCAATAACGCCCAAGCTGCTGGTGCACAAAGTGTAGTTGTAGGCTATCATTCAAGTGGCAACCCTACAGGTGAAGGAGCCGCTTCGTTTGGGTATTGGGCAGATGCAGCGGCACCCTACAGTTCGGCAATAGGGCCATATTCTGTGGCTGCGGGATCAAACAACTTTCCTGCTGCAATTGGTAGATCATACGCCTCTGGTACAGATAGCTTTGCAGCAGCTATAGCAACCAACTCATCAAACTATGGTGCTACTGGTTCTAGTAGTATAGCGATGGGGTATCGGGCTAAAGCATCGGG